CAGTTCACATGTATATATTGGGCCTTCATGTTCTTGTAATAATTTAGACATACTTTCTGTTTGGCCGCCAGCATCATCAGTTTCTAAAAACCTAGATGGTGGATCCATCATAAAAACTCTGTCATGAAATATTACTGACGCTACTGAATTAATAGCCCAAACCTCATCAAAGTGAGATCCATGTGATTTTGCTAAGTTATAATCAAACCAGCTTTTGCCCATACCGACAATAGCTACAGTCTTGCCCTCAAGCTTCTTAATTGGTTCCATTTTTTCTCTCCTTATGTAACCGGTAATCTTAACGAGTCGTATCTATATTCGTCTCTTCTACCTCTTGCTTCTGCTTTGTTTTTAAGTCTAGACATTTCTTGTTGAAACCTAGACTCGTATAAATTCATCATATCAGCATCACCTTTCATAAAGGTATATGCTTCTACTAAACATCCATACAGCAATCCATTTCTTGCATGTTCTGATATCCAGGTTCCAGTGGTATCTGTAACCAATGAATTTGGTTTATATAAATAGTGAAGTTCTACTTCGTAACTTTGATCAGGAACTGGAGCTATGATAATTGTTGATTCTTTTAAACCTGTATGTAGATCTTTATCAAAATCTGCATAGTAAAGAGGTAGTCCTCTTTCTCCTGAATCGGTTGGATCAGGTGCATACTCTTGCATGAAGCTAGTATGTTTTTTATCTAAAAAACTATAATCTCCATTTGTGTTTATTACAGCCAGTGAAAAAGATAATTCAAAATCATCAGGAGCTGTTAAGAATCTAGATCCAGCTGATAAAGATCCTTTTACATTTTTTCTAAAATAATCAAATTGAACTAATTCAAAAATTCTTTCTTCAGTGTTTTTAATTATGTCATCAAGAGTGCTAACAAAAGTAGTTTCAGTATTTTGAACATAGTTTTGAATTAATGTTTTTAGTTCTGATAATGTTATTGGACTGCTCATGTTATGTATTTAATTGTCCACCCATACCTGAGTGATTGCTACAGTAATAGTAAAGTGTTGGTGCTCCTGATGCAACTTCTATCTGCGTGTAAGCTCCTGAACTACCGGGCGTTCCTGAAGTGGTAACACCAGTTGTGTATTCTGTTCCGCCACCATGAGTTCCATTAGCTGTTGTTGATATTCTTAAAGGGTGGTTTGAATTAGTGCTATCTGATTGATCAAATTTGTAAGTTTGACCTTCTGTTAAACTAAGTGTTGGAGCTCTTGAGCCATCAATATAAAAATAATTAGATCCATAATAACTTGCTACCGTAACTGTATAAGTTGTAACAGATGGGCTTGGAGTTGGTGCTGGAGTTGGAGATGGTGTTGGAGTTACAGACCCATCTACAGAAACAGTTACGCTACCAACTTCGCCATCAAGCCTAGATAAAGAAAAGTTTGATCCTATTATATTTGGATCCATAGAATTTGAACTTGTAATTGAATTGTATGAAACAACAACATAACCCTCCCCTACTTCTTTATCAGTATTTGGTCTAGGCTGATAAAGAGCTTGAGGATCTGCAGGGGCAGTATGAGGATCTAACTGAGGGTGTTTTGATTCATAACAAGATACACACGTTTTTAAACCATTCCATTCTTTTTTTAAAGAATTTAATTTATATTCAAATCCGCATCTATCGCATAGACCTACAGCAAATTTTCCACTTGCGTAAGCCATTTAAACCACACTTCTGAAAGGTCTAATTCTAAAAGATGCTCTGTCCTCATCCTGCGACATTGCTCTATTAAACTCTTCTTCGTAAAGTTGTTTAAGTAAAGTTGTTTTTTCAGGCGCTCTTTTTACTGAAATATAATATGCGAGACCGGCAGCAAAACAAGGATAAAACCTAAAAGGCATATCCATATTGTTTGTTGCAGCATCTGCATCATCCATTCTTACTAATTTGTTATAAACAAGAATATCAGTTGAGTTTTCAGGAGCAGGCCATACTTGTAAAACAGGATTGTTTTGTTTATTAAAAAAGAATTGCGATGGTCTTGCTTTTGTATCTTTATTAGGAATATTTATATATTCACTTCTGCTTAGCCTATCCATTGATATGTCGGTTTGAGTTCCACTAACGGTTCTTCTGCAGACAACATCAAGAATATCAATAATATTAGCGTTTAAATTATAATCGGTTGTTCCTTCAATAACTGTTGTAGTTGCTTGTTCAATAGTCCACTGATTTAGACCGCGATTAGCCCATTCGGCTAACATTAAATTTATAGACCTTTTTGCAGTTTTTAAATCATAACCAGTACGCAGTTCAAGACCACATCTCTCAAATGCTTCCTCAACAAACTCTGCTACATTAGGTTCAAAGTCTGTACTTCCTGAAGTTGCCATTATTTTTCCTCGTTATATAGATTATCAAAAACCCTGTTTACATCTAAGGTATAGTCTAAATCAGATTTAGAATAATGTATATGTTGAGATGGTCTGAAGTCGGGTGCGCCTTCGCCTGTTTGGAACCAAGCAGGATGTGTAACTCTAACTCTATTGTTTGGTAGTGCAACTATATTACCCGTCCATTCTCCTGCGTCTAAAAGTTCTAAAACGTGACTACTTTTATGTTGAGCAGGATCATCTGCAATCTCACTTTCAGCATAATCAACCGTAAAGTAATATTTTGCAGGAAACATTTGGCCATCTATTTTGGCTAGCCAAGGGCATGGTGTAGCTCTATCAATAACGTAAACTGAATTATGGTGTGATGAACAGTCCCAAGGCTGTGCGTCATGCACTTGCATGGGCTCGGGCCATTCTTCAAAAGGTGTGTCACCTACCAAAGCTGTAATTGGCATTCTAGCCCACATTGCGCCACCATGCACTGTATCTTCTGGTTCGCCTTCAGCTTCTGAGCCCGTAAAAATCATATGAAAACTAAGGCATCTGTTAGGCATAGTTGTAACGCCAACTGCCATAGCATGTAAAAAATCACCGTGATATTTATCGTGATTGTGAGTATATTCCCTTCTTACCCAGCACTTAAAGTGAGGTATATTACTGTAAAGATAAGCCACTACTACTTAAATTTTACCGCCCTTTTTCCCACCTTTTGGATAGCCTTTCTTTTTCACATCGTTTCCTTTGCTATAGCCCGGTAGTTTTTTACCGCCAGCAACTCCACCTTTAGACATACCCGGTAGTTTCTTACCACCAGCTATACCTCCTTTAGAGAATTTTTTCTTGCCGCCTTTTTTACCGCCTTTAGAATAGCCTTTAGTTTTTTTATACATAATATTTCCTAATAAAATTTAGTTTTCTTTCTCCTGTCGTTCATTACTTTACCACATCCTTTAGCAATCTTAATCACGACATCGCCTTTTGCTTTTTTAACTCTTACTTTTGCTTTCTTGGTATTTGCAACAACGGTTTTACCTTTTCTACCTGCTGCTTTCTTTTTTCTTGCAGTTTTTGCACGCTCTGCCTTTGATAGGCTTTTAGCTTTTGCAAGAGGTAAACATCGATCTGGATTTTTTTTATTTTTGCTGGTGCCGCATGGTCCTTTAATAGATCCGTCGGTTCCAATACGAACCCACTTTTGCTCTCTCCATTGCTTTAACTGGCCCATATATTACCTATATTGCCTAACAGCACCGAAGCCGGAGGTTGCTACACCGCCACCCGCAAACTTTCTTCTTTTGCCTGATTTTTTCTTTTTCTTAGAACCTTTTGCGTAATTAGGATCTTTACAATATTTTGAGGCAGCCATATTTGCATACGCACTTGGGTATGTATCAAATGTACGCTTTGCCCAAGCTTTTCCTGCTGGACAAATTTTACCGCCGCTTTTTACTTTTTTAGCCATTACTTTATTCTACCAAATTTTTTTCTAATTGCATCTTTGCCACGTCTAAATATTTCTGCCTGTCTAGGTTTGCCCCCATATTTAGACCTTTGCTCGCCTACGGTTAATATCTGTATTTTTCTAGCAAAAGGCTTCCTAATTCTTTTTACTTTAGCAACTGTATCTCTTGCGTCTTGCAAAGTTGCATATTTAATCGAAACAGTATCTTTTGGATTTTCGTCAGTATATAGACGACGACCGCTACCTTTTGGTTTTTTTCCTGTTCCTTTTTTGGGGTCTTTTTTTCTTGGCATCTTTAACTAATTTTTTTAAAGTGTTAGATTGTTTTTTGTGCATTTTAGAGGCTTTGTTTAGCTCTCTAGAAACTTTTTTAATTTTTCTTAACATTTCCATCTTCTCCTTGCTTGACGTATTCTTGAATTAGGATTATTTCTAGTTTTAGCCGAACTACGTTTTAGTTGACCAAGAGATCTAGCGCAATAAGATTTTCTTCTTTTTGCAGCTTTAGATCCTTTTTTGACTTTACCAGTGACCGCTCCTTTAAGTTTTGAGCCTGGATTTTTTTTGCGATATTCTTTAATACCTTTTCTTGTCATACCAGCACCTTTTTTGGTAGGACGATAATTACCGCCTTTACCTACGGTTCTGCGTATGGGTTTTGATTTT